CCGATAGGGTTGACTGTGATCTTCCAAGGAAGATACAGGAGGCCCTTGAGGAGCTTGCGTGGCGCAGCCCGGATGACGGATTCGCCTTCTCTCGACTTGCGCGAAGTCTTCCCCCTCCACCTGGTTGGATGGCGGAGGAAGCACTTGATCGCGCCGCGGAGATGGCGAGCACAGCGTTTCCCACATCGGATTTCGCCGTTAGGTCTCTCGCATCGTACGTGGCTTGTGCGGCAGTGCCGCAACGTACGATAAGGAGACCGCGGCGTCTCCCGCAATCCAGCTCCAGTTGCCTCGAGTGGCCTGCCACTCGTGGGGGTATCGACGGTTACTTGGAACATCTTGGGCACCAACTTGAAGCTGAGGGCGCGAGCCAGGCCCGCTTCTTCAAGTTCGCTGGGGACTCGCTTGGCGCGTTCTGTCTTGCGACAGCACGCGTCGTGCTTCGTCCATGCCAAGGTGTTGCCGCTGATCTCAGGGAGGCTTACCGATGCGCCGGTCTGCTGGCACTCAGGGAGATGGGGAAACCCTTCTCCATGAAGGCAGAGGCGCTTCGGACTTCCGGCTATAAGGTTAGGGTGGTCGGTGTTCCCGACTGCCTTACCTATATAGAAGGAAGCTGGATCCGAGAATCTATGCACCGTGGTGGTCTGCCTGCAGACCATTGGCGTACGGAAACTCAGGTCCATGGGCCTCCCCGAGGGATGCGGCATGACGACTCGCGAAATTCCTACTATTCCCTTGATCTTTCGAGGGCAACAGATGGTCTTTCGCATGACGCCATCCGCGTGATCGTCGATTCCCTCTCCTCCCGTGGATACATCCGCCCTGCGGATGTTCCCATGGCGAGGAGGTCGCTGGGATTGGAGAGGAACAGCACTTGGAGATTCCCCAAGCGGGAAGTGCCGTTCCTTCGCGGGAGTCCGATGGGCACACCTCTCAGCTTCGTCATTCTCTCCTGGACAAGCAGCTGGTCTACAGCTGCTTTTAGACGGAGACTTACCCACGGGGATGACGCAGTCGGCTCCGAAAGGAGGACAACTTGGGGGGGTAACCCCTCTCGTTGTCTCAGCGTTTACGCTGACAGGACTGCGTCCGTGGGTACTAGTCTCAATCGTCAGAAGACCTTTAGGGCGAACCAGTCTTACCGCCTGCGAGGTCTTCTGTCGACCAGAAGATTTGACGGATCGGATGGTTGTGGTAATTCCTCCCTCTGTTCCGCCGGCGACCCTTCGGGCGCCGCTGGCGGCGGATGCTACCCTGACAGGTAGTTTCCTTCGTAGAGCAGAGCGAGTTATGACCACCCGCTTCCCATGGCTTATCCGAGACGCACGTGTTCACCTTCCGGTGAGCATAGGTGGTCTCGGATACATGGGTCGCGGTCTTGCTGTTGGTCGCGCTTTGCGCGTCAAGCTCGGCTCTCTTGTGTCCAGAGAACCGAAGCCTGAGGACGCGCTGGCGATCCTCAGCAAGAAACCATTCCGAGAGGTGGGCCTCTATCCAAGGCCGCTTACTTGCGTCTTCAAACCCGCTGACCACTGGAAGGCTGTAAAGGCCGTATCCTCCTATGGGATACGGAAGCCTCCAGTCGGTGAGGGGATGCAAGTGACGGCTGAACAGCTCTCTAGCTTCGAATCTGTGCTCGTCGAGGACGAACTCAGAATCCAGGCTGGAGACACGTTCAGACGTAAGCGTGCCTCGGATAGACCAACGAGGACCAAACGGTCCAAGGTATTCAAAC